TTTGATTATTTTGGGCATTTGCTATATTTTTACAGTGAATGCAAGTGACTTGCGGTTGGTTCCGAAGTCGTTTGTCCGGGCCAGTTGAGTTTACTCCTGGCCCACTTTTTTTTAGAATGGCAAATCATCCGTTTCAGGATTGTTATTAATTGCCGCCTCTTTTACTTCTTGCACATCACTTAAAATGTCACCTGGTTGTTCTGTCATTTCACTGGCAAGCAATCGCAAATAATTATTACCGGCCTTGCTTTTATTAATCCAACCAGCCAGGCGGAATTTTTTACCATTAATTTCAACATTTCCAGTGTAATCCGGTGAAGTTGGTTTTTCTTTTTTGTTCCGGTAAAGTGAACCGGTGTTTTTTTTGTTTTTCATAATTATTGTTGTTCGGTTTCCCCCGTTCCCGGTTTAAATTTTTTTAAAATATTAACTGGTTTTTTTCCTTCCATTATTCTTTGTGCATCATACCACAATGCGGCATCTTTTTCATTATGAAACATTTTCATTTTTTTTGTTCCACCACAATAAAAAATTTTATTACCATTAATCCAGATATAAACACCTTTGTATTTTTTACTTTTTCCAATGTATTTTGCTACTAACATTATTTCTTTACTTTTTTGGGTATTGTAATTGTGTCCGTTTCAATTAATGGTACCTGGTTCCACTGGCCATCAAAATTCATAATGGCAATTGGTTCAAAGTCATCACTACTTCTTAAATATTTTGGTTTCAATATAAATTGCTTGGTTTCCCGGTTCCGTTCCACAATCATGGTACTTTGCGCCCACCGGTCAGTATTGGAACCTAAATGGCCCAAAGTTTCGCCGTGACCTTTGCCAAGGTGTAAGACACCAACCATCAAAATATTATATTGTTTTGTAATTCTTTTGAACCAGTTTGTGAGTAACCTGGTTTCAGTTTCATCGTTGTAATTAAGGCATAAATCCAATAAGCCATCCACAATAATAACCGAACAATCCGCATTGTTTGACAAATAAAGTTCAATCATGGCCCGGATGCGCTTGGGCATGTCCTCACGAAAAGAAAAAGCATCCAGGAAATCCGGAATATTACTTTTGTCAGCAAAGTTTTTTATTCTTTCCATTTGCCGGTAAAAATCATATTGAGAACTCTCGGTGTCAAAATAGGCAATGCGGTTGCGGTCTTTTGGTGTTTGCATTTTTATACCAAATATTGATTGAAACGGCGGAATTAATGCGCTTGCAATCATGGATGCGGCATAAGTTGACTTTGATGCCTTTGGTAATCCGCTTATCACACAATAATTTTCCAAGCATCCAACTACCTTACCGGCAATTGTCAATACCACTTGTTCGGCCTTCGGTTTATGCAAAGGGTTATACCGCCGAACTTTGAGTATTTCGGTTAATTCTTGTTCGTTTGTCATTTATTTAATAATTCCAGTAACTGGAAAGCCAAAGCATAAAAAATACAATTACAAAAAGCCAAAATTTGGGATTATTCAACAATTTGAATATTGTTTTCATTTTCGTTTGTTTTGGTTAATTCATCAATTAATAATTCGGCGGCCATCACACATGCTTGGTATGGATTAAGTTGATTTCCATTTTTGGCATATACTTTTTTGCTTTCAAGAAAATGCGGTAAAAGAGTAATGGCAAAATATTCGCGTTTGGTAAGTCCTGGAATTGGTGCCAGTACACGGCCAAGGTTGTCTTGAACTATTTGCGGCGGAAAGGCCGGAACATCATAACTTTTGTGCATTGTAAAAGATTTTTAATTGTTTGTGGTAAATAAAAAATTTCAATTAGTAATAAAAGTGAAAAACAAAGTGGTGTTGCTACAAATAAAAAAAATAGCAATTCACTAATAAATTCAACCTTTTTGCGCATGGTGTACCTCGGTTAAATGTTTAATAATTCTTTGGTATTCATCAATGCTATCATCAATTAAGGTTCGTAATTCCATTTGTAAATTGTATGGAATTAACCGTTGGTCAATAATAACACGGTCACCATCCGGAAAGGTAACTTCAAAATGTACCTGGGTGTCGGATAAATTTTTTCCAATAAATTGTAAAGTGTGAATTTTGCCATTCAGTTCGGCCAAGTAAGGGCCAACCTGGTTAAGTAGGTCTTTTTGCATGGTTCCAAATTTGGGTTAATAATCGTTTGTCAATACGAATTTATATTACTTTTTTACATATAAACAAAAAAAAATAATGCCGTGACTGGGCATTATCTAAAAAGTAGTATAAATCAATAATTTATGAAAGAAATAGTTCCGCTTCTAATTTGCGGCGGTTTGTTAATCCTGGAACCTCTTTGCCTTTTACTTTATTCCAACGAATGAATTGTGCGGCAACTAAATTTTTATCGCTTGCACTATTAAGCATGCGAAGTAGTGTTGACCTGTTAAATGCACCAATGCCAATATTGTAAGCCAGTGAAGTTAATGCCGTTAATTGATTGGCATTAATAGGCACTTTTACTAATTTTTTTATTTGTGTTTCCAGGGCCGCCGTATTAATCCGCAACCAGGAAAGGGCCTTTTCTTTTGTAATAACATCACCTTTCTTAATAGGTAATCCGGTTTCCGGATTAATCGTGGTGCCATAACCAATTGTCCAAATATTACCAGTGTCCTGGTATGCCCTTAATTGTAATCCTTCAAATTGAGCAATAATTTTTGTTGCACTCACTTTTCTACTAATTAGTAAAAGGCCAATGATGGCCATTGTAATAATATAGTTTTTTGCCTTTCGCATTCATTAAATGCCCGTTTTGTCAAAATCTTTTGCGGCACCCAATCCCAATCCGGCGGTGATGGCGGTTATTCCTTCAACTAATTGCCCCTTGATAATTAATGCAACACCCGAAAAAATTGTTGCAAAAAAGGTTGTTTTCCAATTACGCGGTTTTTTTATTTTCATATTTTAAATAATTTATTGCATTGTAAATAATTGTTCCAATACCAATTGTTGCAAGTATTACTTTTTGTGTTTTGTTAATTTTTGGCCTGGATGCCGCATATAGCATAAAAGGCCCAAAAAAAACAACATCGGCAATTCTTACAAATTGTGTTTTCACTGTTTATCCATTAAATGAGCAACAATAATATCCAACTTGGTTTCCAACCTGGTTAGCCGTTCACCATGTTCATCATGCTTTTCCATTTGCTTTTCTAATGCCTTTACACGGTTATTGAGTACACCCCAAGTCGCGCCGGCACTGAAAATTGCACTAATTATTATTGTCAATAACTGGTTGTCCATCACTTTTATTTTTCGCTTCTTCGGCAATTGCCTGGTTGCATTCACGAAGTTTTGCTTGCAACCATTCAATATTTGCAAGTAAATCGTATGCTTGCGCTTTTAGTTCCGTTAATTTGTCCATGATTAAGGTATTAAGGTTAAATTTAATTTATTACAAATATATTCATAAGCCGCTAAATTAACATCACTGGACTCACCCCATGTTTGATAATCGGCACCACTGATTGTAGTGTTGCCCTGGCTTAAAGTTTGCTTTGTTTCATTGCCTTCAATATCCTTTGTCACATCACTGATGGCCCAATAAAATTGTGCATAATCACTTAAATTGTCATTGACAATTGATGCATCAATAAAGTTTCCCGTTTTGCTTTCGCCGTTTTGCCAGATATCTACTGGCTGAATTGAATATCCCATTTTTTTATTTTTTATACTGCGTAATAAGGTATTTTTCTTTGTGTTCCATTTATATGTACAGTAATATATCCAATCAATGCGCCAGCAGTTGCAGAAGTAGGTATGCTCTCTAACTGAAAATTAGCTGTATTAAAGTTAATTGAATTGGCTTTATTTCCAGCGCCATATTCACCTAACTTTATATCTCCTCCAGGCGCATCAACTGTAACTGTTTGTGGGTTATCTTCAATTATAATCCTTGTTGAATTAGCTACTAAATCACTATCTCCTATAGAAAAAATTCTATTACTTAAATCTAATTTTAAGCCAACAAAATTACCTTGACCAACATTTGTTATTATACCTGTGGTATCATCAACGTCAATAAAAGTACCATTAAGACCAACAAAATTAAAATCTCCTAATCTATATTGATTATTTACAAAATTTAAAAATAATCCATTGTCACTTGAGTTATATTGTGTCTTAATGATTTGATTAGTAACATCAACTAATAATTTTGCATTTGTTCCGCCAAATGTTGCGTTACCATTAACAACTAATTTTTCACCACTATTTGTAGTAGTACCTATCAAAG